GAACCTTTCTCAACGTCTTGTGACATGTTGCGGGGACCCATAGTCTCGCCACCCATTGCCATTTTGACCTTGCCGCCCTTCTTCATGCCGGGGTAACGCGGTGCATTCATATCGTTACCGCCGCCGGGACCCCGAGTTCCATATTGAGCCTGAAGGGCTGCAATAGAGTTAGGGTTCATCGGAGGAGCAGGGACAGGACGCGGGGCACCACGCATAGGTTGTCCCATGTCCATGCCATCATCTGGCGAACCGCCATAACGCATTCTTTTCACACTACCACCTTTAGCTGCTTTTTTAGCAAACTCTTGTTCATGACGTTTGCTGAGGTTAAAAAAATCAAGGGCGCTACCAAGCCCTTTACGAACTGCTTCTCTGGTTTCGTCCGAAGCAACGCCAAATTTTCTAGGCTCCTTCATTTGTTTTAATCTGCCTTCTAGGTCAGATTTAAACGTTGCCCCTGTGCTGGTTTTTTCAGCAGGTTCAGTAATGACGCGCTCTTTCTTTACAGTCTTTTCAACACCAACTGGCTTGCGCGGTTTTGGTTTAAACGCAGCCATTGCGTTTTCTTTTTGCTTCTGAGCTTCTGCCAACGCAGGATTAAACGCATCCATTGCGTTTTTCTTCTGCTTGTTAGCTTCATTCATTGCCCTTGTTGAAGCCAAAGATGCGGCGTCTTCGCGTTCCACTGCATCACTATCTTCTGTATTGCCTGAGCTAATACGAGGGGATTGAACACGAGAAGCGCTTACTGGAAGAGGGCGTTTTCCACCGCCTGAAGGCGGGGGTCCAACTGTAGATTCTGGGTTTTTGTTAGGCGCAGCTTCTTCGTCTTTCTTTTTACCAAATCCAAAGAAATTTTTAATACGGTCTACATTCCTATCACCTTCGCCGGGAGCAAATTCAGTCTTGTTTGCAAACGGGTCACCATAGCCTTCGCTGCTGCCAAGACCGCCATCAGCCATGCGACGAACGCGACCACCACGTTTCATGCCTTTCATTTCGGCTTCTTCGTGCTTAATCATGGATTTGGGAGCGCCCTTCTTCTTCATGAAGGCAACTTCTTTACCAACCATACCTTTGGATTCTTTCATCTCGCCACCCTTGCTGAAGGTTTTGCCTTTATCGGCTGCTGCATAATCTTTGCCCACTGACTGAGGAACTCCTGCCTTCTTAGCAAAGGAAGGCGAATGGGCAATCGCTTCCATGAAGTTGTGCTGTTTCTTTGAGTGACTAGGCATGTTTGTCCATCAACTTATCAATTTTTGATTCAAGTCTATCAAGCCTGTCCATTACCCGATTGATGTCGTCATGGGCTTCGGCTTTAGTGACGTACTCTTTTGCAATCTCTTCACGGGTTCTATTGACAAGAATCTGAATGCGTTTTATTTCGTCAAACGAATTCTTTACTATAAACCCAACACCGCTAACCGCAACGGTTAAAACGATGTTCCAAAGTTGGCCTTCCATTTAACACTTCCAAGCACGAAGACTTTTGTTGATACGGGAATCTGGGTCGCTGGCAGTTTTAGAGCTAGTAAGCTTCTTCTTCATGCCTTCCATGCGGGCACAGAATGAATTCTTACGCGACCCGCCTTCCGGCTGCGGCGGTTTCAAATTCATTCCTTCCTTCTTGGCAGAAGCCCTGCCTTTGGCGTTTAAACCGCCGTTAGGGTTTTTGCCTTCTTTGCGTTGCCAAGCCGGGGTAGTAGCCATGATTTACGCCTGTGCTTCTTTCCAAGACAACCGTGCCAAAATGTTTGTAGGACTGCCAGCAGTGTTGGTAGCTACAACATACAGAATATCAGGACCATCTGGGTATTGACCTGCCTGTCCAGTTGGAACCGCGAAAGTATTTCCACCGCCAAGGATAGAGTTACCCAAGTCCCGCACCTGACTCAAGTCCAGCGTGGTTTGACCGCTTGAGTTGGTAAACGCCGCAGCAACCGATTCCCCGCCCGTAATCGTGGCGGTAGTAGTTGTATTGGCTGCAACCTGAGCAAGCGAAGAGGTATAAGCATTACCAATTGATGGACCAGTCCAAGAACCGCTAAAGCTTGTGCAGTACCCGTTTAGGATTAGCTGAATCAAGAACGTACCAGCAGAAACGATTCCAAGTTCAACCAACTGCAACTGCATACGGTTGATGATTTCCTTGTTACCAAGCAAACCAATCTGACCGTTATCTACTGAAGGTGCAATACGAATTGCAATAACTGGAACTGTTGCCCCGGCAGGTACAGCAAGCTGCGCCGTGGTTCCGTAGTTAAAGATGAGCGATTTGTCATCGTTGAACTGACCGTCCATGATGACCGACGAACCCCAGTGCGCCAGTGAAGGCACTGTATCAGGGCTGACATACTCAACACCAACCGGTGCAGTAGCTGAGTAGGTAAACGCTTGGGCAGACGCTTGACCGCCGGTCTGAGCGCGAGTCAAGCCATACAGAATGCTGCCATCGTTTCCGGTGTAGTTGATGTATTCAGTTACACCGCTCGCCCCAGAAGCGGATACTTTAATCGTTCCCGAGTTAGGGAAGCGGCTGCAATCTGCAATGTCAATCGAAGAAGGAGTTGCAGAGTCCCCAACAGAGTGGCTGGCAGCAAGAGTTCCACCAAACCCACGAATACAGTTAAGCAGCACGTTGCCGGATATTCCTGAGTAGTAAATCAACTCAGTACCGGTAGATACAACGCCGGTTGCCGGGAACGAACTAGAACTAGCCAACGTAATGGAAGTGTCTGTCGTAGAGACATATGCTCCAATCGTCGTTGAGCTATTGCTTAAGTTTGAAGAAAGAATCGTAATAGGCGAAGTGCCATTTGATTCATAGTGCGCGGCCATGTTGCCTGAACGCATATATGCTTCAAACTGTTTGTTGTTGTTTTGAATCTGGGTAACATAGTTAATGTTGCCGTTAGTGGTACGAATACCATAACGAATAACACCAGCGCCGTACCAAGAATAGTCAACAAACCACATCTGCATCCGGGTCAGGTCGATGTTATAACCTGATGGTCCGGTGCCATCGCAAGGGTCAGTCCAAAGCCGCTGCGGGATTTTGACTTCAATTGTTTTAGAAAGCAAACAGTTTGCAACATCAGAAGTTCCACGGAACTCTGGCGAAACCTGCATGTTTTGATTATCGGTAATAGTAACTATACGATAAGACATGCCACGGATAACAACATAGTCACCCGGATTAAGTTGCGTTGTAAACTGAGTATTTGCATCGCCAAGAATGTCTGCGCGTCCTGCATATGCAGTTACAGTACCATTCATCTGGTTTGTGCTATTACGCAAAACCGCATATAGATTCTGACCGTCATACTCAAAGAAAATGCCGTTCTGTTGGTCAAACATTCCAACACGGTTACTTGCGCCGTACCAAGAATACGGAGAAACTCTTTGGGCGATACCAGTTGCTGGAGAAGCGGTTGGAGCGCTTAACGCAGTATAAGTCAGCGACGTTGGAGTTGGAACAGTAACAACAGTAAAGATACCGTTGTATGCGCCTTGGTCACAACCTGCAACTTGAATCTTAGAACCAACGCCAAGGTTGTGCTGATACCGGGTATTGACCGTTACTGTCGCACCAGAAGAAGTAATTGAAGTTAGGAAGATTGCCGGTTTAAGCGAAGTACCAGTTGAGAACTGAATGCCTTTACCAGATTGATACCGGAAGTACCGACGGGTTTGACGAATCAATTGCTGGTTTGGAACTGCACCACCGGCAGAAAAAGCAACACCACCGTCAAATGTACGAGGCTCAACATAGCCCGAAGGACGAGCGTATATGTTGGTTGTGCTGTAAGTTGTAGACGGGTTAGATGTAGTAACAGTTCCAGATGCGGCGGCGGCAGTAACCGTAAACGTGTTCTGAGTTGGAACCGTAGCTACGATATAAGCGCCGTTTACGTTTGTACCACCTGTTGTGCCGGTGATGTAAACGTAGCTGCCTTTGTTTAAACCGTGGGCAAATGTAGTAGTGACCGTGATTACGGTTGAACTGGTGACAACAACTGCGGCAGTGCTGTTTTTAGCAACTGCTATTCCACACTGGCTATAGAAATAGCCAAGATAAACATAGGTTGTTGTGGCGCTAAAGTATTCCGTATTATTAGTCGTGGTTGAAGAACCGGGAGCAAGCAACACGGTAAATGAACTTGCCGTACCACCAGTAGCAATATAACCCCAACCATTAATAGTGGAATTTGTAGAGTTCTGGATGTAGATGGGCGTGTTATTTGGAATGGCTACCGAAGAACCAAAACCAATAGTTATTTGGTCTGTCGTTGCCGTACCTTTAACAGAGTTAACCGCAAGTGGCTGCTGAGCAATGTAATAGACCGATTGCCGGTTATTTTGCAGTCCAATTGTTTCCCACTTGGTGGGTTGAGTTCCGTATTCAAAGTCCGTATCAATCAGCGCTTGCGGCGTTGAGACTCGAAACTTGTTAACGGGGTCCATCGTCCCCGGTGCGGGGGTTTGGTATGGGGAAGTGGCACCAGAGTTAGTGGTGCCTTGAATTGGCATCGACTTGTTAGTGATGCTATCGACTGCGGTCCAGCCACCTGACATTCTAATCTCCTTGGTATAAGGGGGCCGAAGCCCCCTTATTGGCTACTTAATCGAAGTTGCCGTACGGATATGTGGTCGTATTACCAATGTTGCCATCAAGCTGCGTGTAACGGCAAGTAAAGTAAAAACGTCCAATCAGAGGATTAGCAATTGTGTACGTCAGACCAGTCGGAGTACCGGAGGTCGTGGTCAGTGCTGCACCAGACAACGTAGTCAGAGTAAAGCCCGTAACAGTACCGGCACCACCAGAAACAGCCGAAACCAAGTAACTGGTTGGGTCCGTATATCCAGTGATACTACCCGTACCACCATACGTCCCACTGATGGTTAGCTTTTGACCAACTGCCAAATAAGCGTTGGAGGTACAGGTAAACGTACCGGTCGTGTTGCTAACCGCAACACCAGCAACCGTTGAAGTTGCAATCGAAGTCAGGTTAGTACCAACAATAGCAACCGTGAACACAACTTGTGATACTAGCGAACTATATGGGTCAGCCCCTTGCCCCGGTGCCGGTGGATTGGTAATGTCACCAGTTGTTCCGGCTTGGTTTGTAATCTGTGCTGCGGTAAACGTGGAGAGCGACTGACGCCCAACCGCAGTAATTGAACCAGTAGAGAAGTAGTTAGGGGTTGCTGCTGCGACCGTATAGTTGTTGCTAACGTATGCAGTCGTGGTGGTAATCGTGGCAGAACCACCAGAAACCGCTGGGACAACACCCACGTCAATAAACACATCATTCAGGTTGCTGCCATAAGGCAGATACATAACGCAACCACGATAAATGTTGGTGGCAGTATCTGCTGGAATGGTTTGAGCAACCGGAGGATAAACCGTAGCAGACGGCGTATAAACCGTTGCATTAGTATTTGGGATTGCGTTGCCATTAACAAACTGACCAGAAGCACCACCATAAAGCGGGGTGTTTGCTACGGAGTTTGTAAAATCAATGTCGCAATACTGAACTAGGTCAGTATAACCAACGTTGCGGAACGGAGCAAAGCGCTGGTTGCCCGAAAGAATCGGACCTTCAAAAGTCGAACGTGCCATTTAAGACCTCATGCAAGAGTTCCCCTACCAATCGTTGCATCGTCTGCTAGGCCAGTCCAGTAGGGGCGATACCTAGAATAAAACCAGTATACATGAAAAAGGGGGGTTGTAAACCCCCCTTTCTATTAGAACGAACCGGAAGAACCGTACATTCCAAGCGGGTCAGACCAGCCGAACGAATAACGTTCGCGTGACTTGTAACGAACGTTACCGGTATCGAAGTCACCGTCCATGCTGTTTTGCAGCGGGGTGCGGACAAAGTGCTTCATACCGTTAGGCACGTCAGTCGTCAGGAACCAAGCATTGTTATCGGTCAAGAAGTGGTTAACGGTATATCCTTCAGGAATAGAACCGTTATTCTTGAGCGCGTTAATGTCGTTGTTGTTTGTACCAACACGGAGTTCAGTCTCCAGAAGGCGCGTAGCAACGAACATCAATGCCGGTGGGATGATGAGCTTCTTGGGTTTGGCAGCAATCAGCAGACCACGCTCATCGGTCCAAGCAGCGATTTGAATGACTGCGTTTTCCAACGAAGTTTCATTCAAGTCAGCTTGGGTCGAAGGAGTGTTTGCGTTCACACCACCGTTAACCAGCGGATGGCTGGTGTTAAACAACGATACGCCGTCGCCACCAACATAGTTGGAAGAGAAGCCGTTGTTCAGGATGCTCGCAGCTTTCACCTGTTTGGTGTAAGCCATAGCACGAGCCAGCCCCTTGGTATAGCGAGCCGACAGCGAATCGTAGAGGTTATCTTCGATTGCTTCTTCGGTCAGGCTGAAACCAAGAGCAATGGTTTCGTGGTTGTATCGAGCGGTCCATGCCTCTTGCGCGTTGTCATAAGCAATCGCGGAACCTTCAGCCTTCACAGGCGCTGCGCTGAAGCCAGAGAGTTTCGTCTCTTCTTCAAAGCTACGCTCGGAAGTTTCCGTTTCGTAGATTTCCTTATGCTCTTCGCCGTAGCGGGCATACTCCAGACCAAACAGAGCGTTCAGACCCGGAAGGAGTTCTTTAAGTAGTTGGGCGCGTGAGATAGCCATTTAAATGACTCCTTAGAACGGGGTAGCGTAGTAATACTCATGATTGCTGAAGTTCAGCTTCACGAGGATTTCTGGGTACTGGGTAAAGACCATCACCGACGAAGCGGGGATTGCCGTACCGGTCGCAGCCGTACCACCGGCACCGACAACACCGTATTGGGCGTTGATGACAACCGAGGTAGCACCCGCGCTGGCGGCGGTCGAAACAAACGAACCCGTTTCAACCAACTGACCGTTAGCGGCAAGGAATGCAACGTCCGTACCGATTGGCAGAGCGTTTGGCAGTGCGCCAACCGTGAGGGTCGTCGTACCGGTAGACCAAGTAGCCTGACCAAGAGCGATTGCCGTGTCTTTCACCACACCAACGCAACGGAATGGGAACGCCGCCGTGTTGAGGGTAGATTGAGCCAGCATTGCGTTAGACGAGTTGCCGGTGTTGGTGCTGCCGGTGTTATCCACACCTTGCAGGTTTTGACCAACCAAAGCCAAGTTACCCGAAGCAACCGTGGTTCCCGTGGAAACCATAACTGCTTTAAACACCGTGTCAGGGTCGTCACAAACGATTGCAACCGCATCGCCAGCCAGCGTGTTTGCGGGCCAGTATTGCGAAAAGGTCTTCTGTTTTGTGAGTGGATTAGTAAAGGAACAGCCGAGGAAAACCCCAACCATGCCCGAACCGGGACCACCAGTGGTGTTACCTGCGCCGGTCGTGGTGACCAAGCGGGTTGCAAAGCCACGAACCAGACCTACGATGTCGCCATAGAAGATGCTGGTGTTGTAGCTGTATTGAATAGGGAGTTCACGGGTGGAACCCGCAAACACCTGCCCACCAATCAAATTGATTGGCTTTAGCCCGTAAGGGGCCGGAACAATCGGATAAGCCATTTAAAGCTCCAAGAAGATTAAGCGCCTTTGCCAAAACTAACCGTGGAGCGCCGTTCATTGAACAGTGGCATCCTCGGGTCGCTTTGACGCATAAGAGTATTGTCTACAGATTCAACCTGTTTACGGGCAACTTCGTCGTGATAAGCGGCGCGTTGTTCCATAAACTCAGTAGGAATCTTACAAAGCAATAAACCACCAATTTCAATGTTGTCCTTGAATCGGCTGTCTGGGTCAACAAACAATCGAAACCTAGGTTGTTCCTCAGCCTTAACAGGTTCCCAGCCTTCCCTCAGTTTTGAACTGATGTTACGCGGGTCCGAACTGTTAAGCATTGAAACTCGAATCCAACGGTAGGTGTACCCTGCCTGTTTGTCCGGTTCCGGCAACAACTCTGGCTGACGCCAAGCTGTGGGACGGAGTTCAAGGTCACGGGTTTCAAGATTGCGAGGTGTACGGTCAGCCATTTTATGACTCCAGTTTTAAAACTTCACGAGCGTATTGCTCATTCGTCAATCCAAGTTTCTTAGCAATGTTTTGTTGAGATGTCTTCAAAACAACGCGCTTGGACGATGTGCTACGAGTTGCGGGAGCCACAATCGAGCTTTTGGGAGGTGCCTTTGAAAACTTCTCAGGAAACCTCTGTCGCATTGTTTGGTCAATGCGTTTGTAGTATTCGTCAGAAGCCACGACAACGCCTTCGTCTTTCAGTGCTTCGTGCAAGGCCAGAGCCATGCCCGTCATCACCTTATCTTGACCAAACCACTGATTCTGTTTTTGCCAGCGAACAGCAGTAGGGTCAACCTTTGGCCTCTGTTCCTCTATTGGAACATGAAACTCTTCCTCTTGTAAAGGGGCAAGTTTAAAGTTTTTAACACGCTCATTGTCATTGGAAAGACGATTCAATTCCAATTGGGCTTCAAGGATTTTGTCTGTATCACCAGACTCATATGCCTCTTTGTAAGCCCGCTTTGCACCGTCTAATTCAAGCTCAATTGCCCTTGAAACGGTCGAATGAGTGACCTTTTCAGTGTCATTTAAAGACGTTTTTAGGCGTTTATTCTCTTCAAATAAGCGCTTTGCAAGGGCTGTTGCCTCTTGGTTTTCACGCAAAACACGCTCTTTTTCGCGTCTTTCGTCGTGTGCAAGTCGCTTTAAAGCTACAAGTTTGCCCTTTACCTTGGCTGAATAGTCCTCTAACTCATCGTTATAGAGGTCTTCTGCCACTTTTTTAGGCAAAGGCTCCCGGTTTTTGTCTGCTTCCGGGGTGTCATCTTCAATTTCTACCTCAAAATCGTCGTCTTCATCCGCTTTTGCAGACGTTTCTTCGATTTCATCGGGGAATTTAAACTCTTCCTTTTCAAATTCAGCCATGTTTGGCTCCTTATTTACGTTTGATGCCGCGTGGGTCTTGAACCACCGCCTCAATACTGTCGTCGCTAAGCAAACGGAAGTCTTTGCCGTGGATTACCAGCCTAGAACCCGAGTTTGGACGTACTAAAACGAAGTCTCCTACTTTGCACCAAGGCCCGGAAGGGAACTTTTTGGGGTCTTTGTATGCATCTGGACCCATTGCCACCACAAAAAGGACCGTGGTTAGCATTTCTTCGGTGTAAACAGTCAGTGAAGACTTCACAAGTCCACTTTCAAACTCCTCTTCTACCTCTGGTACAGCGCAAAGGATGTAGTAGCCGGATGGTTGGGGGAGTTGTTTGGCTTTGTCTTCGGCGTCTTGAGGGACTTCGCCGTGTTCTGTTGCCAATACGAGTTTAGTCATCAGATTCTTCAACCTTATCAAGTAGGTCTATTACGTTTAAACGAGCAGTGTGCAGACCTTTAATCACACCAACCATCTCTCTGTACTCTGCGTAGTCTTTAGGCGAACCGTTGCCGGTTGCCTCACGCAGAAGTTCGATTCTGTCGTCTATCTGTTTAGTCAGAAGACGTAGGTACTTATCAATCATTGTTGGCCTTTGCGTAATCTGGCTTGTTCAATCGCTGTCTGCACCCCCAAACGGGTCCTTTCAAGGTCATGGTCATGCTCATTACGGGCGGTTGCTTGTTGCGTTTGCGCTTGGATACGCATTGCATCTGTTTGCGCTTGCTGTTGGATTCTTTGCTGTTCAATCTGTAGCTGTTGCCCTTTCATTTGAGCATCAACTTGGTCTTTTGCTGCTTTCCTTTGGATTTCTTGCTGTTTAATCTGAAGTTCCTGCTGCTGCATTTGGATGAGCGGGTCTTGAGCTTGTTGCTGCGCTTGCTGCTGCGCGGCCTGTGCTTTGTTAGACTGTAGCAGTTGCTGCGACGCGGTAGCAATAAGCTTAGAAAGCTCGACTTCAAGTTCTTTTGGAAGCTCTTTGTCGGGCGGGGGCATGGTAACGCCCATCTGTTTCTCAAGCTTTGCTCTATAAGAGAACCCTAAATGGTCTGCAATGTGAGCTTGCAAAGCAGCCATAATCATCTGCGCTTGCGGGTTTTGACCGATTGTTTGCATCACAATCGGGTCCTGCATAAACGCTTGGTGCGCTGCAATATGAGCGTCTTGGTCCTGATAGATAAACGCCTTTAGGGGTTTGCCCTTCATTGCTTGCATGTTCTCGGACATTGGGTCCATTGGTTTCTGGTCGTCTTCCAACGCAACCAACTTGTTTGCATTTGGAATACTGAGAACCTCAAGCATTTGCCTGTGAAGGTAGGCAAGGTCATACAACTGAGGCGCTTGTTGAGCCAGTTGCATAACCGCCTGATATTGAACAACCTTTTGAGAAAGCGTTGCGGCGTTGGGGTCTGACACGGGGATAACATCCACCATTGCATAGTCAGACTTCTTCGCTTTTTTGTTGCCTTCTGCGGGTTGGTACTCATACTCCTCTGGCGTATAGTCAGCAATAATCTTCTTGAGCAAACGAAGTTCTTGCTTCATCGAGTAATGGATGCGGGCTTGCACCGCGCTCATTACTTTTAGAGTACGCTCTAGGATTGCCAGCGTTGTACCAACGGGAGCGTTGGCAGACATGTCCGAAGCCTGAAGGTCTGCCGTGTTGGCAAACCGACGACCATCCTCAACGATTTGGTTGAGGAGCGTAAGCAGAACTTGGCTTGGCTCCTTGTAAGGCAGGAGCATCAAGTTGTCTTTGATTGCCCCCGAAGGAACGTCTACGTCTCTGAACTCTGCTGGGGCGATTGGGGTGTCGTCGCCTTTGACCCGCATGCCTCTTGTTTTAAAGCCTCCGGGCAGATTAGCAAGAGTTCCGGCGTCAACCAGTTGTCGGATAATAGAAGTACCAGACTTGGCGAAAGCCCCAATAAGATGAATAAGACCAAAACAATAAAATCCAAAGCCGGGAATGTACCCATAATGGACGAAGTGTTGGCGCTTCTTGTGTGTCTCATCATCTTCTTCCCAGTTCCTGCGAATGGCAAGACACTTGTTACTGCCCTTCTCAATTGTGACAAGGTAAGGCAATGCTAATCCGGTGGGTCCTTCTTCGTCCGTATGCTCAAGACCGGGGATATCTAGGTTTACCTGAACCTCAAGAAGCTTATAGCGGTCGTCCGAAGTTGCCCGAAAGCCCATCTTCTCGGCAATCTTCTTTTCAACTTCGTCTAAGTTGTTATTGGGTTCTCCAAGGTCAACATCCGCGTAGAAACCCATTACTTGAAGGCGTCTGACTTCGTTCTCGGTCTTTCTCATAACATGAGTGACGCGAGGCGATGTCTCTATATTAGAAGCCCCATAAGGGACTACAACGTCCTCCGCAGGTACAAAGATGGCTGTTTGCCTGTCTAATCCGGGGTCGAAGTAGACCTTACGGAAGGCGTTACCAGATAGTCCCAGACCCCACAGAAGACGCTCTGTCTCCGGGCGGTACTCGGTCATCTCATCGGTGAGCCGATAGTTCATATCGGTTTCTACGCGGGCGGCGGCATCCTTCTTTTCTGGGGTTTCCTTGCCGATAATCTCAGTCTTTACAGGACCGGAGGCAGGGAAAATCTCCATGATTGTCTCTGCTTGGAACTTAACCAGAGACTCAGATAGGAGCGGATGGTAAACACCGCAAGCACCGGGCCACGGGTCCATACGTTCTTCAATCTTGAGTCCTAGAAGCTCAAGACCATCCACATAAGCTTTAATCCAGTCCTTACGGGATGTGAGGTCGTCTTCAAAGTCAGAGACGATTTCAGAGACAATCTCTTCTACAACGGCTGGGTCAAGATGCTCTACAAGGTTTTCATCAAACCCGACCGGCTCTTCAGGAGGTTCTTGGGTATCGCCCAGTTCTTCATCAAACTTAAGTTCTATGACCTCTCCGTCGTCAAGTGACTCAAGACCTTCTGGTGCCGCGTAGAGAGACTTTTCAATAGACATTAGTAGTACGCCACTTTACGTTTAAACACTGGCTCTTCTTCTTTCATATCCGATTCCAACCGAATGAAACCGCCTTGCCTGAATCTAAGAAGAGCCTGACTGGTGGAGTCAACGAGGTCGTCATTGTCTCCGTTCGGGAAAGACGCGACCTCTTCGACTAACTCCTCTGCCCATCTGGTTTCTGGACACCAGACCAATCCAGAGGCAAATACGTCCGATATCGCGTTTACACGGGCAATCTTATCATTGCCTCTTGAAGGTGTGTACTCCGACAACGGAATCCCTAATTGCCTTAGTTCATAGATTAGAGGAGCGCCCGCAGCTTTCTTTTCAATGATTAGTGAATCAGGCTCCCA